GCACCACCACCGCCACCTCCGTTAGAACCGCCACCACCTCCGCCAGCAATAACTAATGAAGCTATGCTGTATGTTTGTGTAGTAATAGCTGTCCAAGTCGTGCCAGAATAAATTTCAAAAGAACTTAATGTCGTGTTATATCCTTGCTGACCAGCAACAGGGCTTGATGGTCTACCAGCAGTAGTCCAGTTAGCAGGGCTTATACCGTTAGTACCATCAATAATTACACTCATCTTATGCCTCTAGTTTTTCAGGTACTTCCCAAAGCCAAGTTGTTTCATTTAGCGTTGCATCATCGGCAGGTTTAGGTGCATAAAACACATCGTGTGTATGGTCATATGTATAACCAATACCAGCGTAGTTGCCTCTTAATGGTCTACCTTCAGGATGTTGATTACCTTGGGTGTTATAGGATGTTTGAATCCAAGTGCCAGGACTTGTATCAACAAATGTATTAAAAAACTCGGCTTCAGCCACAATTACTTGTGTAACTTTACCGTCTACTACTTTTGCATAATGGCTCATGCTAATTGTTCCTCAGTAGGTTTTGTTAATGTAGGATGATTCCAGACTGCTATGTAATCGCCTTTACCATCAGAATCATTTTGTAAAATTACACCGCCCATAGGCACTAAGTCATTCTCTGAAAACTCAGGGTAAATAGTTTTAATTTTTTCAAATAATGTCATTATGCTGTCCTTGCCAAAAATGCTTGAAAGAATGTATTTGTAGCTCCATTACCAAAAAATGTAGATGTCCCACCGCTAGACCTTGCATAAAACTCAAGATAATCTGTTGTTCCATTCATAGAAATTAATGCTGTAAGTGGTGCTTGCCCTAACAAAATTGATGTTGTTGCGTATAAAAAATTAGTTTTGACAGCAACACCATTTTTATAAATAAGATTATAAAAAGAAGATGGGCTAGAAGCATTGGTATTGTAATAAACTTGAACAGTTACTTGATAATAACCAGCTACATTAGGCGTAAACCTGTAATTTGTTGTATTGTCATAACAAGAAGCAGTATCAAATTCTTCTGTATTACAAGTAACTTTTGTAATAGTTCCGCTAGTAACATTTAAATCCGAACTTGCATAAGCACTAAAAGCAGGGCCAGCAACAGGTAACTGAGAAGTTAAAGCAACTGTACCCGTTGTATTAGGCACAGTAATTGTGTAAGTTCCACCTTGAGTAGTTAAAGCTAAATTACCAGTAGTATCAGCACTCATATTAAGGGCTGTACCTGATGTAGTTCCTGCGCTAATTATCGAAGCCATTATGCTAATTCCTCATCTGTTGGTTTAGCTAATGTAGGGTGATTCCATTGGGCAATATAGTCACCTTTACCATCTGAATTATTTTGAAGTTTAATAATTCCTGTTGAAAAATCAAAATTAACTAATTCAGGGTAAATAGCTAGTATTTTTTCAAATAATGTCATTATGCTGCCCTCGCAAAAAAGCCAGTCATATAAGTTTTTGCAGAACCAAATTCAACAACACCACCGCTTGCAACACTCATATATGTATACAATTCAATGTAATCTGTAGAACCGTTCATTGAAATTAATGTGCCATTACCGCCAGCATATTGAGAACCATTGCCATCAAATAAAATTGCATAACTTGAACCATTTTTATAAATGTAAATAATTTGCCTTGTTATACCAGTACCAGCATAAGATATTTCTCCATTAATTTGATAATAACCAGCTACGGTTGGTGTAAACCTATAATTAGTGGTTGAATCAAAACAACTTGCTGTGTCAAAAGTTTCAGCATTTAAAGTAATTTTTGTATAAGTATTAGTTGTTATGCTTTGATTTGTTGTAGCCAAATAAGCACTAAAAGCTGGGCCAGTTGCCCCAAAAGTGCTTGCTGTAGTTAATACAGTCCCAGTATTAGCTGGCAAAGTCAGCGTATTAGTACCAGCTACAGCAGGTGCAGCAATGGTAATTGTGCCTGAGGTATCTCCTGATACGACAATAGAACTCATAGAACCACCCACCGACTACCCGAAGGTACGGTTATTGAAGTGCTAGTTGCTACTGTAAATGGCCCTACACTCATAGCGTTATTCCCTGTAAGTATTGTGTAACTAGTTGTGTTAGTTATTGCGTTTAATACTAATCCATTAGATGCTTGGACTGCGGGGGCTATCATTAGTCCCGTTGTAGAGTTAAATGTAAAGCCAGAATTAGCCCCAAATGCGCCTGCATTATTGTATTGAACTTGAGTTGTTGAGCCTGCGGGGGTAGCGCTAGGTGTAGCCCATGTGCCATCGCCACGCCAAAATGTAGATGATGTTGCACTTGTGCCGCTATTTAAATTAGTTACAGGAATATTTCCTATGCTGATTGCGGGGGTTGCGCCACCACTTGAAACAATAGGACTTGTGCCTGTTACTGAAGTTACCGTTCCTGAACCTTTACTGTTAAAAATAGTCCAATCGGCAGCACTTAAAGCGCCTCGATTAGTTGCTGAAGCGGTAGGAACTTGTAATGTAATTACTGGGGTAGTTGTTCCTGTAGCAACTGTAGAGCTTAAATCTGTGCCTGTAGTGCCTAAAGTTATAGCAGCTACAGAAGTAACTGTGCCGCTACCCTTATTATTAAATGTAGTCCAATCGGTGCTTGTTAAATAACCATTTACTGAGGTCGTAGCTGCAGCCATGCTTATAGCTGGAGTTGCACCACCACTACTTACTACTGGGGCTGTACCTGTAACGCTAGTAACTGTACCTACGCTAATTGACCCACCAAGGCTTGTGCTTGTGCCGTTAATGGTAATAGCTGAGTTATTTAAAGCTGAATTAGGGATAGATGTAAGACTTGCACCAGAACCGCTAAATGTTGTGGCAGTTATGGTTGTTCCTGTAATGGCTTTAGGTGTTGTAGCACCAATAGTTATATTGTCCATTGTTCCTACATAAGTAGGATTTATTTGGATTGAATTAACGCCAGTAGGGTTTATATGAACATGACCAGTACCAGTAGGACTAATATCAATTTGTGCGTTTGTACCGTTTAAATTGGTAGAAACATTGATAGACATATTGTCACCACCGCCAGCACCTACACTCATCTGGGTAGTTCCACCTGAGTTTTTAAGGGCTAAACCACCTGAATTGGTAGCTTGAACAATAGGGGTAGTAACGCTTGTAGAGGCAGCTAATGTGGTAACACCTGATACTGCACCTGTATCACCTACTGTGACTACGCTGTTTTGAATCAGCTTGCCTGTAGTGGTATCAAATCTAGCTACTGCATTGTCTGTAGCACTTGCTGGGCCTACTACATCACCACCTAAAGATGGGCTTGTGTTTGTAATAGTAAAGTTAGGGTATGTACCAGTAGTAGATATTCCTGTGCCAGCAGTTAAAACTACTGTTTGGTCGGGTGCGGTGTTTGTAATGTTTAATGTGCCGCTAGTAGTAATAGGACTGCCACTTACACTAATTCCTGTTCCTGCTGTAGCTGCAACGCTAGTAACTGAACCACTACCTTTATTGTTAAAGGTTGTCCAATCGGTACTGGTTAGATAACCATTAACTGAAGTTGTAGCAGCAGGCATTGAGATAGCAGGGGTAGTACCTCCACTAGAAACCACAGGGGAAGTGCCAGTAACCGAAGTTACTAAACCAGATACACCGCTAATTGTGCCGCCAGTAATAGCAACTGCATTAGCATCTTGAGTAGCCATTGTTCCCACGCCTGAAAGGGTATGGGTAGCGTTCCAATCTGACGGCCTGATTAGGCTTGTATCTGCATCATCAGGGATGGTACTGACTTTGGTATGGGTTACTGTAACAGCCATTAATGGACTCCCACTATTTTGCCATTCTCATCTCTGATTACTGTTTTGGGGCGATTTGCCTGTTCTTGTTGTTGTTGCAGCGTATTAATTAATGTTGTCAATGTCTGGGTCATTTGGTCATTGCCTTGGGCGATTGTATTAGCAATCGGGGCTAAAGGATGTTCCATAGCTTGAGCCAAATCTTGATTATCGTTATACGCTTCCATGCCATCATCTACGCCAGCAGAGATACGAGCAGTTTCAATCTTAGCGCCATTGTTTACATAAGCAAGTAAGAGTGCGGTATTGCGCTCCATGTGCATCTTCATCTGGGCTAACTTAGCTTCCATCTCTCTATCGGCTTGATTTCTTTGAGCTTCCAGTTGGAATTTAAGGGTATTTTCTTGTGCCTGGTACTCTTGTTTAGCTTTCTCTAACTCATTCTGAGCCTGCATTTTTTGCATCTCTAACTGTGCTGACATCTGAATCTGTTGAGTTTTAGCTTGGTTATCCATCTGAGCTTTTTGAACTTCAGGTGTTGGCGGCTTGGGTTGGCCTTCCATCTGTTTAGCAGATTCCCTAAATTTATCAGCAGTTTCATCAATCATGCCTTCCATTTGTTTGCCAGCTTTAAACGCTGTTACGCCAAACTTGAGCATTTCCATGAGTAAAGGTGTAAGTTCAGGGGCAGTCTGACCAACAGGTAAAGCAGTCTGAATAAAGCCACTAACTGCTTGCAAGAACGCCATTCTGTCAGCTTTTTCTTGTTCTTCATCCTGATAAATCATGGAGTCAGAGGTAACTTCAATCCTAAAGTTTTTGCTTGCTTCGTCTTTTAAGAGGGCTAGTGCTTGGGGAATGTGTTGCTTATCCGCATCAGATAGCTGCATTGCACCGCTAATCTTAATGATTGTTTCGTCTGTAAAGTGATTACAGATGATTTGCGCCTTGATTCTAAGTAATTCGGTAGCAAAGTCCACTACATTGTGTTGCATTGTCTTTAAGCGACCAGAAGCGTTATTAGACTTAATAATCTGTGCGCCAAGGGTTTCATTCGGGTCTGATTGTCCACGCTGAATATCAGCAATACCCATGATTTCGTAGATTTGATTCTTAACTTGCTCCATAGCTTGATAAGCAGCTATCAAAGCAGTAGCAAATGGGGTAATGTCTACAAGGTCAATAGCACCTCTCATGCCCTGCTTTTCGGCAAATGCTTGCCAGTTCTTAACAGGGATTAAGGTATTGTTTTCGCCTTCAGAGAACAAGCGGCTTAATTCACTAGAACTAGCGTCATAAACTCCACGCACTTTAAGGGCGTTAATCAATCCATCAATACGGTCAGCCAAGGTGTCAAGCTCTCTTGCTTGGTCTTGGTACATCGTGTAGTCAGGGATTGGGTCTAAGCTATCAGTTGTAATCGTTGAATAGAGTGGTTTTGGGCAAGGCCAGAAGTTCTCTAACTGAAGTGGGTCATCTCTTTCATCAAGGATTTTGCCTAATGACTTAGAAATCCATAAGACTTTGCCTGTTTCTTTGTCCCAGATTTCATAGACAATAGCTTGTGATGCGCCTTCGCCCATCTTTTCATTGTAGGTTCTAGATGTGTCAGGCTTTGTATCCAATGGGATACGGTAGCCTAAATCTTCACCAAAACGCTCAACCAATGCAGGGCGATTCATATAGACTTTACGCCATACTGCGGTTACTTCTTCCCATGTCCTTGCTACAGTATGACCAAAATCACGCCAATGCACATAATCCACAGGAGCGCACTCATACTCAATCCGTTCAGGAGCTTCGGCTGCTTCAGCGCCAGGCGTTTCTGATTCATCCGTATCCTCTGTAATCTGGTAACCATCGTCAGGTTCTCCCTCTACATCAGCATTAAAATGTGGCTCATAGCGTACCCAAGCTGTGCCTCTACCACCCAATAGTCTGTCTAATACTGAGTTAGACATAGCGGCTTTATAGTCGGTGTAATGCTCTAATTCAAACTCCAAGGCTCTTTCCAGCATCATTGAAGCTACTCGACCTATTGGGTCGTTATCTCTAAACCTACGGCTTACATCTGGGCGAGGCAGTCTAGCAAAGATAGCTGGGGTGATAGTTTGGACATTAGACCAAAGGATATTAAAGCGAGCATTTGGGTTGTTTTGGTAACGGGTGTCATCTCTATAGCGTTTGACAATTCTTTCTGCCCGATTCTGCCAGTTTTTATATGTCCGTTCATAGGACAAAATGCAGTTATACCAGTCCTCATATGTATGAGCTACTTCGCCTTTAAGTTCTGCCATTAAATTCTCCCACCCGTTGTCCTTTGCTTTTGTTTCCAAAGGTCATTAAGGCTAACATCTGTTTGACCGACAAATAAGCCCTTAATCGAGTCATCTTTCGAGGCAACTTTTTCTTCTTCCCGCCAGGCAATACTCAAATACCTAAAAGCGTCTGCCGAGTGTGATGTCCAATCGTGCCTAGGTCTATCCCTAAACACTTTCTTATCTTCGTCATACTCTCGCTGATATTGCCTTAAACACTCTATGCCTTCCATGCACTTATCACCATCAAACCAAGCTCTCTGTAACGCCATGCGACTTGCTTGTATTCCGTCTTGAAGTGACAAATTTGGCACAATTTTCATAGATTCTAATGGAATTTTAGCAGAAAGTTGCTCAATTATCGACTTTCCACCAGAACTTAATGTTTTAGCTCTAGCGTCATGGGGCAACCAATGTATCCCATAATCGTAATCTTTAGACTGTATTAGCCCTGTATAAAATGGGACTGACTGACCATTACTTGAGTGATGTTCTAAGACTCTTATCTCGCCATGGATGACTTGATACCACCAGATTGAGGTGCTATCTGTATAGCCTAAGTCCCAAGCTGTATTTACTTTATACATAGGGTCATACTCAACCTTAGTAATTCTGCCTTGGTCTGTCAGTAGGCGCATCTCTTTACCGTAGTAAGCACCAACAATAGCACTTTCAAAGTCGCACTCAAACTCTTGTAAATATTGGTCTTGAGTCATAGACTTAGCTGCGTCTGCAAGCTCTGAGTCAGGAATTAAGCCAGTAACACTAGCTCTTAAAGTCTTTACATACCAATCATCTTTGTTTACTGCTGCGCTATACAACTCCCAGAACCCATTGTGGCCTTTAGGCGTACCAATAAAGACTGCCCATCCTAGTCTGTCTGAGAGTAGCGGCCTAATAATCTCGCCCCATATCCTCGGGCGCATATCAGCGTATTCATCGAGAACGATACCGTCAAGGTACAGACCACGCAAGGCATCAGGATTATCAGCACCAAAGAGTCTAATCCTTGCCCCGTTAACGAGTTCGACCCATAGTTCAGATTGATTAGCCTTTGCAAGGACTGGTTGAGAGTACCTTTGTAGATAGTCCCAAGCAATGTTTTTGGCCTGACTGTAATACGGTGCGACATAGGCGTATCTGCCATCTTCTTTACCTTCGGAGATTGCTCGGTAGATTAAATCTAGGATACAACCCAGAGTCTTGCCGCAGCGTCTATGAGCAACTATAACAGCCCAGCGTTCTTTCCTATCGTGGAAATCTTCAAATACTGTTCTAGGACAGTAGTCTAGTTCGACTTCTAAGACTTCTTCCAACTTACTATCATCTTTATTGGTGAGGTTTCATCACTAGCAAGAGTTGTAGGTAATACCTTACCGATTAGACTTAGGAAAGCATTAGGGTTCTCTTGGGCTTGTAAAGCTAAATAAGCCTCACCACCAGCCGTATCTAATGCGTTGAGTATCATCTGTCTAAGAGTGGCATTGCCCTTGTCTAGAGCGCCTTTAGGTCTACCAGCGCCTATCCTAGCGCCACCTTTTGAATTTTTAGATTGTTTTTCAGTCATATATTGTCAAGTAATTGATATATAAGGCTTTTATTATATCATCCTATGTCTGGGTCGTGGTACTTGTTCATTGCTTTAGCTAATGCTTCTTTACGCTTCATCCTAGCGTTTTCTTTAGCATTAAGCATTTCGCCTTTACCACCCTCTGCTAGAAATGGTGGCTTTCTCTTTTCTTGGCGCATACGCTGTTGTTTCTCTAGCGTTGATTCATTTTCTGGGCGTAATAGAGCATCTTCTTTTTTGTATTTGCGTGTCATATGTTCCATTACATACCTTTCATTTCATATACTTTGCGTAAGCGGCTTCTAACTTAGCCTTGCGTTTGCCTTTAGCATGGGTGCGTTCTTCTGACAATGCGATTGCCAATGCTTGTTTCTTTGGCTTTCCTGCGGCAACTTCAGTTTTATAGTTCTTTCCTACCGATTGGGCGCTGCCCGATTTGTCCATTGGCATATAGTCTATTTCAAGTATTTAAGTTTATAAATGGTGGTATCAATCAATTCTGCTATGTTTGCCAGAATATTGACTAATGCCTGTTCATTGGGTAAGTCGGTTGTTGCTTCTTCTACAAATTTTTTAAGGGATTCCATGTATTTCAGCGCATCTTTCGGCTGATGATAAACATTGGGAAAGGACTTGATTTGTTCGTAACAGCCCATATATGTCTCAATATAGCTATCTACAAAATCTACAATTCCTTCGTAATATTTTTGAAGTGCCTTATGCTGGCTAAATGAATTGGTAGACCAATGGAAGAAATGAGTGTTTGTCGCTGAGTGCAACAAAGTGGCAGCAAATAGGGCAACGGATTCAGTCATAATTTAGTCCTTTCATACATTTTACCAATCTTTCGGCAGCTTCGGGGGAATCTATCCTAGAAACTGTGCCTCCCTGCCAATTAGTCATAAAAGTTTCCTGCGCTGGGGTAAATTTAGCATTACCTACCTTAACTTCTACTAAAGCGCTGGTATTTGCTATCCCTATTAAAAGGTCGGGACAACCCATACCCACTCTAGAAAGGTCTAATACGCTAGCACCAAGTTTTTTAAATGCCTGCATGATTTCTGCATGGTTGGCATCGGTGCGCTTTTTATAATGGGTCATAATTGGGGCTGTATTTGGCAGTTGTTACAAATAAGTAAGAAAGCCGCAAAACTACCCAATTACTGCATCCTACAATGGCGGCTTGACGCCCTTTCATAATTCTAAGCTATCCCAGCCAAATTCTCTTGCAACTTGCCTAGTACGGTTTCTAAAAGCTATCCCATGCTTATCCCAGTTATTTGTTTTCCAAAAACTCATATGACAAATCTCATGCGCTAGGCTACGCTGAACAGTATCAAAATGCTCATTACGCAATCGACTTATAGTAATAATATGAGGTCTTTGTAAATCTTCTTGATAGCGATAGGTAGCCATAGCATCGCTTTCCCGAGTCACCTTAAAGCTAATAAGTTCAGGCGCAGGCAAATCCCAATTACGCATTGGGTGGCAAGATGCCATACAAAGATACAAGTTTTCTAGAATAAATGAGGTTAGTTTCATACTCTGTTTATACAACCACGAAACTCAAACTCATCTTCTCCCGAAACCATAATTAATTCTGGCATTAGCATCCTACCGTTTTCCCAAGACAATAACACTAGTCCAGAACGCCAATCTTTAGGAGAATCTTCCGCATATAAAAACGCATTTGAATGAGGGTCTGCAAGACAACCAGTTTGAACGCCCCAACGAGTTCCCAAGTTAAATGCAGGATTAAAATCTGTAATTGGAAACGCAGATAAATTGTGAGTGTGGCCCGTAATAAAATTCACGCCCGAATTTAAAGAATTTGACCTTGTAGCCCCGAATCCACCTTTCCAACGGTGCTTTATGCAAGTATCCTCGTTTACCCAAAAACTATAGCAAGATTTCCATAAAGGAAAGAAATCTTTTAATTGAGTCATTGGCAAACCTTCTAAAGCGGGGGCGTTTCTAGAGATATAGTTAGTTAGCCTAGCATCGTGATTTCCAGCAGTCCAAATTAAAGGTACTTGGTTAGGCGTAGCTTTTTCAATACCGCCCATCATTTCTTGGCAATATTCAATTTCTTCTTTGGCTGTAGGAGCATCTTCCCAACCCATTCTTGGATGACTAGATATTTGCCCAGCGCCATCCATCATATCCCCATTAGCCACCACCGCTTTTAATTGGCCTTTAAATTCTTTAATCATTAACAAAAGAACTTTATATGCTGTGCTCACTTCCCCTGGTAAAAAATGGGCATCACTAAAAACAATAACCCTTCCTTTATCGAGTATTTCAATGCCTCTACGCACATGACCATGAGTTTGATGAATTTTTCTAATTTGCGGCCTTTTTTCAATTCGCTGGGAATTAAAAGTAGGTAACTCAATGCCTAATCGTAGTTCTATAGATTTGCGCCTAGCCATAACAGACCTAGGATTCATCTTTATTTTTTGAGCTACAAGAGTCGGACTACCTAATTCATTCCAAATCTTTATAAATTCATCATCACTAAATGCTGGGTTGTATGGCATAGAAGCCCTATAAGTTAGCCTACACTAATAAATCCTTGTTCAAAAAGTTGACCAATGGTCTGACGGTGTGCACTCTCCCACACCTCAACCCGTTGGGCCTTATCAAGCGATTTGCCCTGGTCGATATTCGCATGGCAGCGATAACAGAGAGAGGCAATTCGGTAATCTGCAGCTTTAAGTCCTCGACCCTTGCCGTCACGAAGCTGATTACTGTGCGCTGCAACAACTGTCCCATCTTCAGCCCCACATAGTTGGCAAGGTAATTGTCTGGCTAATTCTAATAGTTTTTTATTACGATACATTAGCCCACGCATACCATTCTGAATAATATTGTTTAAATGAATCAAATCCGTTTCCAACATGGATACACCTTCCCTGTGGCTGCACTAAATAAAACTTATCAACAACAGTTTGTTCATCAGTATTTCCTATAATAATCAATACGATAAAGTTAGGTAAGGAAGCTAATGATTGTAATAGCATCTTTTGACCCACGCTAACTGTTTCCTTAGGTCTTTTCCATTCCATGACCAAAAACCGCCCTTTTCGCTCACATATACCGTCTACATTACTTGGTACAAAGTTAGGGTTATCCGCTATTAAACCCTTAAATTCACCATAATCGGTATGGGTGGGGTTTGAGCGCATGAGCTTCATAAACCTGCTACTTTGTCCTCTAGCTCTTGAGCCGTATCAGTCAAAACACAAGCTATTTCATGAGCTTTATCAAATTCCCTTTTTATTAAAGCGCTAAATAGTTCGTTTTGCAGGTTTTTTAACCTAAGTAATGCGTCTGCCCAATCATTCATCGTGTCATTTTCTCCAAGTTACGGTTACTGGCTTGTTCGGTGCGCCAGGCATCAAATTTCATTTGGGCTATAGTCATAGTCCATTTAAGTTTTTCAACATTTTTAGTAGCTTGTCCAATGGCTTTGCAATGGTTTTGATATTCTTGACTAGCGCTTGCATCACGCTCCTGTGCGCCTAGACTTGATGCCCCTGATTCAATCATCTTAATTGCTTTAAGACTGCTTTTAAATGCTTCCATTTCTGCTAATTCGCCTTTAGCATCCGATAAAGCATCTTTGTTATCTTCTATTGTTTGTATTGCATCATGCGGGTCAAAGTCGTTCAATTCTTTCTCCTATCCATTTCATTACAGGGACAGCCATAGAATTACCAAGGGCTTTGTATCTTGGGCCATCAGGACAATTTTCTTTAATATTTGTATAGTTATCTGGAAAACCTTGCAATCTTTCACATTCAATTGGTGTAAGTCTGCGAACTGCTAAATCTGCAACAACTCCATGCACATCAATTACATTTAAAGTAAAAGATTGTTCTTCTTTATAACCAGAACCATTTGCATTTTGACTTGTAGAGCCAGCGCCTTGTAAAGCAAAAGTATTAATTATTGTTTTTTGAACAAATGGCACATTCCCCCCCCCTGTTCCCCATGAACTAGTTACTGTTTGGCAAACATTGCCCATTTCTTTAACTCTGCTATCGCTTGGATGGTTTTCATAAACCATCATAGTAAAACCATCGGCTCTAGAATAATCATTAGCAGTTGTTTCCAAAGTTGATGCTATTTTTTCAGACACTATTAGCTTCCCCCCCCCCCGCTGCATCATCGGTACTGATTCCTTTGTAATCTCTAGCGCACAATGTTCCAGCGCAGTTTGCAACATAAGCGGAAGCATTTTCCCTCTTTTTTCTGCCCTTCTTAATATTCCCTGACAGGCTTTCGGACTCAAATAATACTTTTGCGGCAGACTCCCAGTTTCCAAGACATCCGACAACAAACACTCTGCGCCTTCGCTGGGCGACTCCAAAATATTGAGCATCAAGCACCCTGTAGGCCCACCCATACCCGACTTCCCCCAGCGCACCGAGGAAGCTGCCAAAATCTCGCCCCCCCCCAGAACTGAGGACACCTGGCACATTTTCCCATATGCACCACTTGGGTCTAAACTTGTCAAGAATTGCCACATAGGTAAGAGCAAGGTTTCCTCTTGGGTCATTAAGTCCTTTTCTAAGTCCTGCGACTGAAAAGGATTGGCAGGGAGTTCCTCCGACCAAAATGTCAATTGGCTCATTTAATACCCATTCTTTATATTTAGTCATATCTCCAAGATTAGGTACATCTGGATAATGATGTTTTAAAACTTCACTAGGAAACTTTTCTATTTCACTAAAAGCTACAGGATTCCAACCCATATGATGCCAAGCAACTGTCGCAGCTTCTATGCCAGAACAAACTGACAAATAATTCATTTAGTTGCCAATCCAAGGCCAACATTGCCTACAAAATAACCTATGAACGCTAGTCCTAGACCAACATTACCTTTGTTAAATAAGTCTATTGCTACTATTAAATAGACAATTCCGACTGACCAGATAAGCCATTGAGCCATATTCCATTTTCCCCTTTGTTTCCAAGCCTAAACTGCGCTTCGTAATCCGTTAAATAACTTTGTAAATTGTGTGGTTTTGCTAAAAACTCTCTAAACTTTTTAATTCCCCATTCATGCCTATATTTAAGCAGTTGTCGGACTCCGCACCGATGCAAGTCTACTTCTATACTGCTGCATTGATTCGCCTGGGTGTGGGTTAAGTCCAATTTTTCTACCATGCTCCATAGTAAGTGCATCGCTACTATACCAAGGAAGTTTAGGTCTTTCAGACTTAACCGTTAGGTCAATTTCATCCTCAAATCGTTCTTGATTAAGCCAAGTAGCAGGAAATGGAATAAACTCCGAGTCCGTTTCCTTTTGCTTCCAATATTGAAGATGATTAGGAAGTGCTGTCATAGCCGCCACTTTTTGTTTATCGGTAAGTTTAAACCAAGCCGTTCTTGCCATTTTCTTACCCACTTTCCGAGGGTACAACTCCCAAAAATCTTCCCACATAATTTGTTCATTTCCTTTTCAGGTTCAGGTGCTTCCATTGCTTTATCAATAATTAACCGAATCTTATAGTCAGATAGATAGTCAGGAACATTGACCGTATAACTTTCAGCGTTTTTTCTATCTTCGGTTGTCCAAGTGGTCATTTTTGCTTTACCAATGCGTAATCATTTAATGGACTATAGCCTAACTTGTAGCAGGTGCAATATTTTTCCATAACATCCTCAACAGCTGGCTTTTCTAGGTTTCGGTTTGTTAGCGTAGTGTGTAATTGAAGTTTCGACGCCTCTATTTCAGCTTGTTGCCTCATGTTTAATGCTGTGTATTCACGCAGTAACGCTTGTAACTTTTCTAGCTTTGCTTGTTGCTGGCGTAGCAAATCAGGTATCTCCCAAACAAGGCGGTCATATTCTTCACCTTTGAGGTAATGCTCCAATTCATCAGCTAATTCATTTGCGTTCATTACCAACCTTTAGGTGATTGTGGCTGCATTGGTGATGGTGGAATATAAACATTTGTGTTTGTAGGCGGGACTAAAGGTGCTTGCACAGTTCCCTGATAATTTCCTGTAGCACCGTAATAGTTTGTTTGGTTGCCGCTTGCCTGCGCCATTCCCTGATATTGACCTTGTGGCCCGTAGTAAGCTGCGGTATTACCCGTTGATTGGACATTACCTAAATATTGACCCTGAGGGCCATAGATAGCTTGGGCATAACTGTAATTACAAACTAGGTATCCAATAATCATGCCTGCTGCAAAAGTGGCTAATTGTTTCATATATTCCCCTTGTTAAAAGCGTAGTATCATTAACTTTACTTAACAGGTCAACATTTATTTTATAGGTGTTTTCCCTATGTGTTGTATTTTTACATAAGTACCCCAAGGGTGATAAGCCTACCTCTAACTAGGTTTGCTTTATCTACCTGACCCAGCCTAAGCCTAGTCCTTCCGAAGATAATGTTCTCTCGATGGCGGGTCTTGTATCACCGTTGTCCCTGCCGTCTTATCTAGTACCCATTTAAGTCTAGGAGGCTTGCAGTCGGGTGAAGGACTAGCCTATCTTTTCTTCCACGCAGCCGATTTAAGCTCTTATTACGCCTGGAGTGCGGCAGAAATAGAAAAACCCCATAAGGTAGCTCTAAGTTGACACCACTTAACAAAAGATTCGACAACTTTTGCTAAATGCTCAAAGCTACCCTATAGGGTCTAGTCGATTTTTACAATACAGGTTTCAATCTGCACCACAATTTTACTACAAATATTTGTCCATGTTGTATTCCCCATGAAAACCAAAGCTGGGAATGTTTGTGGCTTCCCGTTCATAGCTAAATTCCCTAGCTAATTCTTCTGGTGCAAAGCGTACGCCATTGTGTACGAGATAGTCCCTATTG